TGGAATTGACTGGGGCCTGGGTAAACGAAGCGCGCGAGTTACCCAAAGCAGTGATCGATGGATTGACCCACCGCGTGGGCCGATATCCAACAAAGTCGGATGGTGGTCCGACCTGGTACGGAATCTGGATGGATACTAACCCGCCAGATTCTGACCATTGGTGGCATACGCTCTCAGAGAAAGAGCCGATAACAGGCAAGTACGCCTGGGAATTCTATCGTCAACCTGGCGGGGTTCTCCCCGCTGGGAAAGACGAGGTTCCGGAAAAGGATCCGGATGCGAAAGGTTTTGTCTTTTCGGGCGGAAAATGGTGGCAAGTAAACCCGAACGCCGAAAACAGGAACAATCTACCGCCTGGCTACTATCAGCAGCTTTTAGGTGGCAAGAATGCCGATTGGATTCGATGTTATGCCGAGGGCAAGTTTACCTTCGTCCAGGAGGGCCGCCCGGTCTGGCCTGAGTATGACGATGAATTAATGAGCGGCGATGTCGAGGTGGACCCGTATAATGCCGTACAGATCGGCGTTGACTTTGGTTTAACGCCAGCGGCAATCTTCGGACAACGAACAACGGGCGGTGGCTGGCGAATCATCGATGAGCTGGTCACATTCGACATGGGCCTGGAGCGATTCGGTCAGGAGCTGCTGCAACTGATCGCAGAAAAATACTCGAAGCACGACATAATGATCTGGGGCGACCCGGCAGGTAACAAACGCGACGAGATCTACGAAGTGACGGCCTTCGATCACTTGCGATCGCTAGGATTCAAGGCCCAGCCAACAGACTCGAACGCCTTCCAGGTCCGCCGCGAAGCTGGGGCATCGCCTATGACCAGGCTGGTTGCTGGTAAACCTGGCCTGATGGTGGATAAAAAATGCAACCGATTGCGCAAATCGCTGGCAGGTGGCTACTTTTTCAAGCGGCAATCCCTGGGCGCTGGACAAGAGCGCTTCAAAGATATGCCCGTCAAGAATGAGCACTCACACTGCGGCGACGCATTTGGATATCTGATGCTGGGCGGCGGCGAGCAGCGTAGACTGCGACGCGGAACGTATGGATTAACAGGCGGTACCTATACAGCAGACTTAGACTTCGAGATATTCTGATGAGATTGATGACCGACTTCCTGGGCGGGACCCAGCAAATTCTACCGTTCGAGCCCGAACACTTATATCGCATGGAATACAAAGGCGATACGCTGGAATACATGGAAGAAATCCCAAATTATTTCGATTATATCTGCGAACACGCCTATACAAATTTAACCTGGACCGGGTTCAATAATGGCAAACCGATAGTAGTATTTGGCTGCCGTCCGATATTCGAAAAGAATTTTGAGGCTTGGATGATCCCTGGAGTTGGTATAGAATCAAGTCCGATATCTGTAGTTAAGGGTGGAAGGGTGTTGTTCTCGCAGGTTGAAGAAGAATATAACTTAAACCGCCTTCAGATAGCTGTTCGATGCAATAACGATACAGCTGTCAATTACGCCAGGGCGTTGTACTTTAAGGTCGAATCAACATTGAAGGCTTACGGGCCTGAAGGTCAAGATTATTACATGATGACGAGGAAACCATAATGGGCGGAATTTTTAGCAAGCCTAAGCCACCAGCGCCAGATCCAAAGATTATCGAAGCGCAAGATCGCGCAGAAGCTCGTGCCACCGCACAAGAGCGTACAGAAATGACGCGAGCAGCTGCGACCCAACGAGCTCGTCGTTCTGGCGGTGTTCGTATGTTGATGTCGCCTTATCGTCAAGAGGGCCCGCAAGCGAAGAAAACTAAGCTGGGCGGCGGTAGTTAAAGTTTTCCCATCCTGGTAGCCCCTTTCTCCAAATGAAAGATCCCACACCCACTTCTACCAGGATGGGACCCTAACAGGTGATTTATGCCAGCTAAGAAATATCAAAATCCTAAAGGCGGCTTGAATGCTGCTGGTCGTGCATATTTCAAACGCACAGAAGGTTCAGATCTTAAAGCGCCAGTAAAATCGGGTGACAACCCGCGACGCGCATCTTTTCTTTCACGAATGGCTGGTAACTCAGGACCAGAGCGAGATAGTAAAGGCAGACCGACTCGGTTACTGCTATCGCTACGCGCCTGGGGCGCATCATCGAAAGCTGACGCAAAAGCAAAAGCGGCAGCGATTAGCAAAAGAAATAAAGCGAAGAAAGCATAATGGCTAGATTAGAAGTTAGAGAAGTAATGGAGCGTGAGGCAAAAGCCAGAGCTCGCAAAGATGAATGGCGTTCGATCTACGAAGATTGCTACGAGTTCGCTCTCCCCCAGCGCAATCTCTATTCTGGTTCATACGAATCTAAAACCGTCGGTCAAAAGAAAATGCACCGCGTTTTCGATTCAACCGCGATTCATGCCACCCAGCGTTTCGCTAACCGACTCCAGGCTGGCCTGTTCCCGCCTTACAAAGACTGGTGTCGCCTCGAAGCTGGCAATCAGATTCCTGCTGGCGATAAAGCATCAGCGCAAATGGTGCTAGATAAGTACACCGATATCCTTTTCCAAACATTGCGCCAGACTAATTTTGACCTGGCGATGGGTGAGTTCCTGCTAGATCTGGCGGTAGGCACTGGCGTGATGATGATTACACCAGGCGACGAAGCTACGCCTGTACGATTTAATGCGATACCGCAGTACCTGGTATCTCTATCGGAAGGACCAAACGGCACTATCGATAATGTTTACCGCATTCTGCGAGTAAAAGCTGGCAACATGACCCGCGAGTTCCCAGGTATTCAGATGACTGCCGAGCTCCAGGATGCGATTGATCGTCGGCCCGAAGAAGAATTAGAGCTGTTCGATGCGGTTATTTATGACAACGAAACCGCAGATTACTGCTATCACGTTATCTGGCCCGCGAAAAAGCAAGAGCTAGTTTACAAGCGAATGAAGTCTAGCCCGTTCATCGTTGCGCGATACATGAAAGTCGCTGGCGAAGAATATGGTCGAGGTCCCCTGGTAACAGCGATTAGTGATATTAAGACACTAAACAAAACGCTTGAGCTAGTATTAAAGAACGCTTCCCTGTCGATTGCTGGCGTGTACACCGCAGCAGACGATGGAGTACTAAACCCGCAAAATGTTAAGATACAACCAGGTGCAGTCATTTCGGTGGCACGAAACGGTGGTCCACAGGGAGCGTCCCTAACCCCATTACCAAAAGCTGGCGACTTCAATACCAGCCAGATTGTCATTAACGATCTTCGAATGAACATCAAGAAGATCCTGATGGATGACACGCTGCCACCAGACAATATGAGTGCTCGATCAGCGACTGAGATCGCAGAGCGCACCCGCGAGCTGGCGACTAACCTGGGATCGGCATTCGGTCGATTGATTACAGAAACGATGGTCCCGATTGTTGCTCGAACAATGTTCGTGATGGACCAGCAAGGGATTATCGATCTTCCGCTGAAGGTCAATGGAGCCCAGGTCAAAGTTACCCCAGTATCCCCACTTGCCCAGGCGCAGAAGCTCCAGGATGTAAATACCGTTGTGCAGTATATGCAGATCGCTAATCAGATGGGACCGCAAGGCCAGGCTACGATATCGGTTCCGCGAGTGCTTGAGTTTATTTCGAATAACCTGGGTATCGATAGCAATCTATTGAATACGCCTGAGGAACAACAGATGTTTATGGAGCAAATGCAGCAAGCGATGATGGCGCAGCAGCAGCAAGCCCAGCCGCAAATGGCCCAGGATGGCGGCGCACTTGAGGGTGCATTGCAATGATCGAAGGATGGGAAGGCCTAAGCCCAGCATTTGACGACGGCAAGAAACCACAGATTAACGACCTCGATCTACTTTACGGCAGATGCTTTAAGTCAGAGGAAGGTCAAAAGGTGCTGGCGCATTTGCGTCACATTACAATCGAGCAGCCAGCTTGGAATCCAGGCGAAGATGCCAGTTATGGCTACGTCCGGACCGGGATGGCTGAAATTGTTCGTATGATCGAAAAACGTGTAACCAGGAGTGATAATGGATAACCAGGAAACCCAGCAGCAGGATAACATCGCAGATGATGCCCCACTGCTAAACACCCAGGCCCAAGAAGAAACCACCACAGAAGAAGCGCCGATGCGCGCTACTGAGCCGACCCCGGATGAGTTGGCAACACAGGAAGCTAAAGCCGATGAGCCTATCGAGCGACCAGATTATTATCCGGAGAAGTTTTGGGATGAAGATGGTCCCGATGTCGAAAAGCTCGCTAAGAGTTACAACGAGCTGCAAAAGCAATTCAGTCAAGGCAAACACAAGGTTCCAGAAGATGGGTATGACATTCAAAGTTTGGTTGATCAAGGCGCAGATCCTGAAGATGCAATGCTGGGTGAATATCAAGCATGGGCTAAGGAAAATGGGGTTAGCCAAGCTGCTTTCGAAAAACTAGCTGAAACGTACCTTTCGATGAATGGTCAGATCCAGGAGATCGAACAGCGCTCGCGCCAGGAAGAAATGGCAAAGCTGGGCTCAAATGCTAATGAAAAGATTGCAATGGCAGAGCGCTTGCTGGTCAAAGCGCCACTAACTAACAATGAGCGCGAAGCAATGGCAAATAGCTTGAATAGCGCTGAAGCAATTAATGCGTTCCTGAAATATCATCAGTCATTGACAAATGAAGGTATTCCGGTACAACCGATGGCAGAAAAGCCACAGATGACCCAGGCTGACCTGGAGGCTGCGATTGCGGATCCTCGCTGGTTGACTGATGCCGCATATCGAACAAAGTTCGAAAGGCAATGGGAAGAAGCTAATCAATAACTTGCAAGGCTATTAATAGCGTGTAAACTTTCTTTGACGGTCAACCGCCTGGCGGCCCGTCTACGAGGTGAAGCCTCTGGTGGCGCAGCCAGATCTGCGCAAGCTACCGCCCCCACAAGGATAACGGAAAGCGTTGTATTTAACTTTCTTTAATGGAGGATTCTGTCATGGCACAGAATGTAACTACAGCCTTCGTTACCTTGTTCGAATCAGAGGTAAAACAGGCTTATCAAGCTCAGGCTATGCTGCGTGGCACTTGCCGCACTCGCACTGGTGTCCAGGGTAACACTGTAAAGTTCCCTAAAATCGGTAAAGGTGTTGCTACTCCGCGTATTCCGCAGACTGACGTAACCCCACTTAACGTAACTTACTCACAAGTTACCGCTTCTATGAGCGACTATATCGCTTCAGAATACAGCGATATCTTCCATCAGTCGCACATCAACTTCGATGAGCGTCGTGAATTGGTTGAGGTTGTATCTAAAGCAATCGCTCGCCGTATGGACCAGATTGTTATCGATGCACTCGATGCTTCTTCTGGTGCTTCTACTGTTGCTACTTCAGTAGGTGGCGCTTCTTC